TGAAGATGAGACAAATGTAAGACGTCCACCCGGGCGTCTTTTCTAATACCCAAATACGGATACATAGCTCAACTGGTCAGAGCAACCGCCTCATAAGCGGAAGGTCGCGGGTTCGAGTCCTGCTGTATCCAGAGAGAAAATTAAAAAAACAAACACGAATGAGAGGTGGTGAGCCGGATGGCAAAAGGAAAATATCAAGAATGGATAGAGCCGGAAGGCTTGCTAAAGATAGGGGGATGGGCGAGAGACGGTCTAACGGATGAGCAGATTGCGCAGAATATGGGGGTCGCTTATTCGACATTTAGAACGTGGAGAGATAAGTATTCGGCACTTTCGGCAGTCTTAAAAAAGAATAAGGATGTTGCTGATAGGCAAGTAGAAAATTCATTATTTGAAAGAGCGCTTGGCGGCGCTCATGAAGTAAGAAAAACTTTCAAGGTAAAAGAGAAGTATTACGATGATCATGGGAGATTATGCGAAAAAGAGAAACTTGTGCAAGCAACGGATGAGGTGTATATACCGGGAGATACAACCGCACAGATATTTTGGTTAAAGAATCGAAAGCCGGAAGATTGGCGAGATAAGCCGAAAGAAGTAGACAAGACAATGGAAGACAACGATATGGTGCTTAAATTCATAGAAGGGACGAAAGGATTATGATTAAGCTGAGTGAAAAGCAGATTGAATATACAGAGCAAGCTACACACCGTTGGAATATCAAATCAGGTGCAGTTCGTTCCGGAAAGTCGTTTGTTGATACATCAGCAGTTATTCCGGTTCGCATTATTGAAAGACTCGGCAAACCGGGACTTGTGGTCATACTTGGAGTATCGAGAGATACGATAGAACGAAACGTCTTGCAACCGCTTCGAGAAATCTATACGGATAGGCGGGTAGGTACGATTAATAGCCGAAATGTTGTTTATTTGTTTGGAGAAGAGGTTTATTGCCTGGGAGCAGAAAAAATTAGTCAGGTGGCAAAGATACAAGGTTCTTCCATAAAATACTGCTACGGAGACGAGATTGCAAAATGGAATAAAGAAGTATTTCAGATGTTAAAATCTCGTCTCGATAAGCCATATTCGTGTTTTGATGGAGCTTGTAACCCAGAACACCCGACACACTGGCTGAAAGAGTTTATTGATAACCCGGATTTGGATATCTACTTGCAGCATTATACTATATTCGATAATCCATTCCTTCCAGAAGAATATGTAAAGCAGCTCTGTAAAGAGTATGAGGGTACAGTCTACTATGACCGACTTATCCTTGGATTATGGAAACGTGCAGATGGGGCAATCTATAAGCGATTTGCAGATAATCCGGATGCGTTCTTGTGTGAAGTTGTTGACGAGCTGTTGCTGAATCCAGAGCATAAGCAGTTTCGGAAAGAGGATATTACATCTATTGAGATCGGATTGGACTTTGGAGGAAACCAATCCGGTCACTCTTTTGTTGCAAGAGGATATACAGACGATTATAGAGATGTAATTGCTCTTAAGTCTCGCAGAATTATGGCAAAGGATGAAAATGAGGACATCGACAGCAATATGCTTGACAAGATGTTCTGTGACTTTGTGCAGGAAGTGATTGATAAATATGCAATTGTTGATAAATACGGTGATTATGTGAGATATTGCAATGTGGAAACTGTTTATTATGATAATGCGGAGACGGTTCTTGGAAATTCTATCCGGAACGCAGTAGAGAAAAAGTTTCCGTGGATATCGGTTCGCAAGGCAAGAAAAGCAGCGATAAATGACAGAATCAGATGTACCGTCAGGCTTATGGGAGCAGGGCGGTTTTTTATTACAAAAGATTGCGAGAGTTTGCAAACGGCTCTATCTGATGCAGTATGGGATAAAGAAGTAAAAGACAAAGACGAACGTTTGGATGATGGCAGTACAGATATTGATAGTTTGGATGCATTTGAATACACGATAGAACGAGATATGAAATATCTAATACAAGAGGTGGAAGATGATTGAAAAAATATGGAATTGGATTAAGGGGGTGACGCAGATGTTCACAATGACTACAGTGCAGAGGTTAGTTGGAGGAGAGGTTGCTTTGTCAGAAGAGATGTCGGCAAAGATAAACGAATGGAATGCGATGGTTACCGGCAATGCACCTTGGTGTAAAAACAGTGATTATATCACGTCACTGCGCATTGAACAGGGAATCTGTAGAGAATTTGCAGATGTTGTTTTGAACGAAATGGAAGTGTCGGTCAGTGATGAAAAAATGAATGAGATTCTGCAGAATGCGATTGAAGATTTGAACGAGAATCTTCAAGATGGACTTGCGCTTGGCTCTTTTATCATTAAACCGATAGGGACTGATAAAGTCGAGTATGTTACCGCGGATAAGTTTATACCGATTCACTTTGATGATACTGGAAAGCCTGATGATTGCATGTTTATCCAAGTGAAAAGGCGTGGCGTATCGAATTATTACATCAGAACAGAAAGGCATGATATCAGAGGCGGAGATCTCCGAATTCGGAATAAAGCCTATAAGAGCACATCACCAAGTACGGTTGGCATGGAAATCCCACTTGCATATGTGAAAGAATGGGAGAATTACCCGGAAGATGTTACGTACAACGGTATGAAGGAAATGGATTTTGGCTATTTCAGAGTACCATTAAAAAATAAAATTGACGATTCTCCTTGCGGGGTGTCTATTTTTGAATCTGCTGTTGAACGTATTAAAAAGGCAGACGTACAAGGGGCAAGACTTGACTGGGAATTTGAAACAGGAGAGCGTGCGATACATGTTGATGATAGTGCATTGAATAACGCAAAAGGAAAGAACAAAGCATTCCTCGCAAAATTGAATGATCGGTTGTACCGTGGACTGAATATCGATGCAGGAAAAGACGCTGAACTTTTCAAAGAATTTTCACCGGAGTTAAGAGAAGAAGGATTCATTAACGGATTGGAAAAGTACTATAGGCAGATCGAGTTCTCTGTTGGTTTGGCTTACGGAGATCTGTCTGATGTGCAATATGTCGATAAAACGGCAACAGAAATCAAGACATCAAAGTCAAGGAAGTATAATCGCGTAACTGCAATACAAGATAAGTTAAAGACGTGCCTGGAAGACTTAGTAGCAGGCTTTGCGTTTTACAATGGATTATACACTTCTAAATATGAATTTAACTGTAAGTTCAATGATTCTATTCTAACAGATGAAGAGGCTGAAAGAAAACAGGATATGGCGGATGTAGCAGCAGGATTCATGCATCACTGGGAATACCGCATGAAATGGTATGGCGAGGATGAAGAGACAGCAAAGGCAAATGTGCCAGCACAGAATAACGTTATGGAGTAGGTGATCTGATTTGAGAGAAGATTACAAGAAACAATTATCTAATCAGATTGAGAAACGTTTCTCTGATTTGGAAATGCGGATCATGGAAGATATTGTTCGACGAATCAGACAAAGCGGGGAAATTACAAGCACAGCAGACTGGCAGATAAACCGGTTACGAATTTTAGGATATTCCTCAGAAGATATCGAGAAAATGCTAAAAGAGGCTCTAAATAAATCGTATCCGGAAATGTTTGAGTTATATGACAAAGTGATTGAATGGGAATATGTCCGAAATAAGGATATATACGAGCAGGTCAATGCAGAGTTTATCCCTTACGAGGATAACGAGGAGCTGCAGCAGATCACGGAGGCACTTATTCAGCAGAGTGGAGATGAACTACAGAACATCACGAGGTCACTTGGTTTTTATCTTGATTATGGAACCGGGGAAAAAGTGCTTACTCCGTTGGCGCAGGTGTATCAAAAATATTTAGATGCTGCCTGTATGGATATTGTGTCAGGGGCGTTTGATTACAACAGTGTATTGAGACGTGTAGTAACACAACTTACAAACAGCGGATTGAGACAGATTGATTATGCATCCGGAAGAGCAAACAGAGTGGATGTGGCTGCTCGTAGAGCGGTTATGACTGGAGTATCACAATTATCCGGAAAAATATCCGGAATGAACGCTAAAAAACTTGGAACAGAGCATTTTGAGGTGGAATGGCACGCTGGAGCCCGTCCAACTCATGCGACGTGGCAAGGAAGAGTTTGGAGCAAAGAAGAGCTTATAACTGTATGTGGACTGGGAAGTGTTACCGGATTACTTGGAGCAAACTGTTATCATACGTATTTCCCTTTCATTCCAGGCATTTCTGTTCGGAATTGGACGGATGAATGGCTTGCAGAACAGAATCGAAAGGAAAACACTCCAAAGAGGTTTGATGGCAAGGAATACACCCTATACGAAGCGAAGCAACGCCAACGACAGATGGAAACATGTATGAGGGCACAACGTGAGAAAGTACAGCTTTTGAAGAATGGCGGCGCTGATCCGGATGATATTATGATTGCCAAAGCAAAGTATCAAGGGCAGTTAAATGAATACAGCCGCTTTTGTAAAAAGATGGATCTAACAGAAGAAAGAGAGCGTATTTATTATGATATGCGTGGAAGAATAGCAACGAATACGAAGATGCAGAATGCACGATATACTTCTGATATGATTCGGAACGCTGACAGAGATTCGAAACAGTATTATCGGTACAAAAATATACTTGGAGATGATATTGGAAGCCTTGCTAGTTTCCGGCAAATGAAGTATAATGAACCTAAAGAGTTCAATTTGTTGACAGATTATAAAAATTCTGTTGAAAACGGAATGATATCTCCATTATCTGGATTTAAAAACTATAAAAAATTGCATGGCAAAATAGAAAAGAATATTGTTGGTATGAGGACATCCAATGGGATAAGAATTTCAGGACAGAGCAAACATTTTATAGAACGTGTCATAGGGACAAAAGAAGACCCGAAGACTGAAAGACCAAGAAGTGGAGTTGAAATTGAGGATATACGGTATGCGCTTTTGTACGGGCAAGTCAGGACGAGAAAAAGAGATCCTGATAGTGTTAAATTTGTTACAGATAAGTGTATTGTATCGGTGAATCCAAAGACAGGCATTCTAATTCAGTGTAATCCGCAATAGGGAGGCGATGATATGATCATAAAACTAAATAATGAGATGTCAAAACTTCTCTTGGAAGAAGTTGAAGACGCGCAATCTTTGATTTCGAGTCAAAGAAAACTAGACTCTGACGTAAAAGAGTTGGAAGTATCAGACATAGAAGAACTGCAACTTTTAGTAAACGATGAAATCGTATATCGAGGTTTAGACCATCAAGAAACTGTTAATAATTTAGGTAAGAAGTTGTATAGACTGTATGATGAAATTCTTCATCAGAGACATTCTAGTAATTAATACCATTCATTCTTCGGAGTGAGTGGTATTTTTATACACATTTTTAAGGTGAATGCTTATGTTTGACGGTAAGAGGATATCCATAGAAAGGCGGTGATCCAAACATCTCCCATTGAGGCGCTGGGTTATGCGTCTTATTTTATTGTCTTTTTCTGACAGACGTAAAAGAACGGAAGAAAGGAGAACAGAATAATGAAGAAAGAAGAGTTGATTGCACTGGGAGTATCAGAAGAACAGGCGGAGAAAATTATATCCTCTTGGAATGAAACGTTAAAAGGATATATTTCAAAAGCAGAATTTGATACGAAGGTGCAGGAATTAGAAACAACAAAACAGCAGCTTGACACAGCGAATCAGACAATTGAAGGATTCAAGGATTATGAGGATGTGAAAGCGCAAGTAAATGAGTACAAGACAAAGTTTGAACAGTCTGAGCAGGAAAAGGCTGATATTCAAGCGAATTACGAATTTACAGGGAAATTGCAGGAAGCGGCTAAAAAAGCGGGGGCAAGAGCCTTAAAAGCAGTTATGCCGTATTTAGATGTAGAATCATTGAAAAAGTCCCAAAATCAAGATGCTGATATTGCAGCCGCATTTGAAACAGTGAAAAAGGACAATGCATTTTTATTTGGAGCAAATGAGCCGATTAATAATCCTACGGGTCCAACCGGAGGAGGAAGTGGAAATCAGCAGACAGCAGCAATCCGGGCAGCAATGGGACTTCCGGAAGAAAAATAAGAAAAGAGAGGTAGAAGAGAATGAATAACATTGAATTATCAACAATTTATCTGCCAATGTTAGATGAAAAATACAAGGCAGAGGCAAAGACATCAGTACTTGATGGAGACGAAACAGTTGCGAAAAAAGGCGGAAACGGAGAAATCAAGATTGCAAAACTTGATATGTCAGCTCTTGGAGATTTTGACAGAAAAAGCGGATACACAAAGGGAAATACAACTTTGACATGGGAAACTGTGAAATACGATAAGGAACGTTCGCAGGATTTAAGAATTGACCGTTTGGACAATGCGGAATCATTGGGACTTCCATTTGCAAAGCTGTCAGGGGAGTTTATGCGACTTCATGTAGCACCTGAGACAGATGCGGCGAGAATTGCGAAGATTGCAGGGACAGCAGGAATTGGAAAGAAAGAAGAGACATTAGATACAGGAGATGCAGTAATAAAAGCTCTACGCGCATGTACAAATGAAATGGATGAAAACGAGGTTGTGGAAGGAAACAGAATTTTGTTTATTACACCAACACTTCTTGGCATGCTGGACGACATGGAATCGTACAAATCAAAAGGTGTGTTAAACCGCTTTTCCCAAGTAATCAAAGTGCCACAGACGAGAATGTACACAAAGATTGATTTAAAAGATGGAAAAACGGAGTATGGATTTGTAAAAGCAGCAGACGGAAAAGAAATCAACTTCCTTTGTGTGGAAAAATCAGCGGTTGTTTCTGCAATGGAACAGTTTGTTAAATATTTCAGTCCAGATCAGGATCAAGATGGTGATTCTCACGTATTTAAGTACAGAAACTATAATCTGTATGCGCATTGTTACGAGAATAAACTAGCTGGTATTTATTGTTCTCATAAGTCGGGGGAATAGTACCCGCTCCTGATGCAGCCTTAATTGGTAGCGGGGAAATTGGAAAGGCAAAGGTAGGAAAAGCAAAATAGGAGGTAAGTATTATGGCATATACACCAACAACGTGGAAAGATGGAGACGTAATCACAGCGGAAAAGATGAATAAGCTTGAGCAAGCTGTGCAGAATGAGCAGGTAGGACCACAGGGACCACAGGGACCTGCTGGCACTAAAGGAGAAAAAGGAGATCCAGGAGCTGCGGGACCAAAAGGCGATAAAGGCGAAGCAGGTCCGCAAGGACCAGCTGGACCAAGTTACAGCCTTCCGGCAGCAAATAAGTCTACACTTGGTGGAGTAA